AATTAGAAGACGTTTCCTATGTTACTGAGTCTATGCTTCATGCTTTTGTAGATCCGCCTCAAGAAGCTTTAGATTCCAGGGGTTTAACTAGTAACGCGGCGCGTGCTTATGAGCTTATGTGGGATGCGCGAAAAAATAACTGGATCATGCCTATTAGGGAGCCAATTACTAACAAGCTTATGGGTTGGCAAGAAAAAGGTTATGACCGAAGATATTTTAATAACCAGCCAGCCAAGGTAAAGAAGAGTTTATCTTTATTCGGATATCGAGAGTATGTAACAGGGACTATGGTGGTTGTCGAATCTCCATTAGACGTGGTGAGGTTGGCCTCCGTAGGCATAACAGGGGGCGTCTCTACTTATGGGGCTCTTGTTTCTTCCGCTCAATTTAATTTATTGCGGGGCGCGGACCGTTTAATTTTTGCCTTAGATAACGACAGTGCCGGTCAGTCCTCATCTAAAAGTCTGCTTGATATGTGCAGAGAGACGTGGAAAGAGGCGTTGTTTTTTAACTACTCACAGACCGATATGAAAGACATTGGCGCTATGAGCAAGGTTGAGATAGAGTTTGGATTAGAAAACGCTAAACACATGGTGAGAGGAAAAGTATGATTATTGGACTTTCGGGCTACGCCCAATCAGGTAAGAACACTGTGGCAGACATTTTGGTAGACCATCATGGATTTATTGCACTTGCTTTTGCTGATCCAATCAAAGCTCTTGTTTACGACATTAATCCTAAAATTAATTCAATTGAGATTCAAGGAATGGTAAATGAGTATGGTTGGGATATTGTTAAACAGGACCCAGAAGTTCGTCGTTTACTACAAACTACCGGCGAAGCTGGCAGACAAGGCATTGACGAGTATCTATGGGTAGCTATGACTTTGTCACAAATTAAAGACCCACACGAAGGCCGCTACGTTATTACCGACGTTAGGTTCCCTAATGAGGCGTCAGCTATTTCTTCACAGGGCGGACAGATTTGGCGTATTGAACGCCCGGGTGTGGACGCGGTTAACGACCACATCTCTGAAACAGCGCTAGACGCTTGGATCTTTGATGAGACTATTGTTAATGACGGCACGATTGAAGATTTAAAAAAGAAGATTAAAGTTGACCTTTAAAGGAACACTACTTCCCTATCAACCTGAGGCGGTAGATCGCATGGTCGATCGTCATAGGGTTCTAGTGGCATACGATCTTGGCTTGGGTAAAACGGTTCTTACCATTGCCGCTATAGAACGTTTGATGGATGAGAACAAAGTTAAAGAACCAGGGCTTATAATCTGCCTATCCTCATTGAAATATCAGTGGGCTAATCAGATTGAGAAATTTACCGATGGAACTTCTAAGGCTTTGGTCATTGATGGAACGCCGAAGAAAAGAGCAGAGCAATATGCTGAGGCCATGGACTGGAGGAGCTCCGGGGTTGATTACATTATTCTTAACTACGAGCAAATTGTTAACGACTGGGATTCCATCAAGAATTTACCAAGAGGATTTGTTGTCCTCGACGAAGCCACAGCCATCAAGTCCTTCAGATCTAAACGATCAAAAGCGGTCAAACGTTTAATTAGCTCACCGTATCGCTACGCTCTTACCGGAACACCTATTGAAAACGGTAAACCAGAAGAGCTATTTAGTATTATGCAGTTTGTAGATGCACAAGTTTTAGGGCGCTTTGACATTTTTGACTCCGCTTTTATTGTTCGTAATAACTGGGGCGGGGTTCAACGTTACAGAAACTTGTCTACGCTACACGAAAAGCTACAAGAAGCTTGTGTGCGTAAGACTCAGAAAGATGAAGATGTAGCTCCTTACCTTCCGGATGCTATACATAAAGAGCCTGTCCGTATTGTATTTGACCGCAAAGGCGTAAAGCTTTATGACGTTATTAAAGAGGATCTAATTAAAGATTTAGATGAGGCCCAGAATTTGTTTGGTGCATCTTTTAATCTAATATCCCATTACGGATACGAGAAAAAAGGTGGGGGGCCGGAGGACGAGATTCGAGGTCGAATTATGTCTAAAATGGGTTGTTTAAAAATGCTGTGTTCCCATCCAAACTTACTACGCGCTAGCGCTAGAAAATATAATTCAATCGATAAAACTGTTCTTTGGGAAGACGAAGACGACGACGGAACTGTTGTTATGTTTAGTAAAATGACCCCCACCTTTGGAACTAAAGGCGGTTCGGCTTACGCCTCAGAGTTAGTAAAGTCAGGTTTACTTGATGGCATTGACGACTCCCCAAAGCTTGAATATTTAATTAGTTACGTTAAAGATTTTTTAGACCTTAACCCAGCTAACAAGGTAGTTATATTTGCTACCTATGTAGATATGTTAGACATGATTGCTAACGGTCTTGGCCCAGATCAGTGTAGAAAATACTCAGGCAAGTTAGACGCCAAGAGTAAAGAAAATAATAAAATTGCTTTTAACACAGATCCAGCAGTTCGTGTTTTGATTAGCTCAGACGCTGGGGGTTATGGTGTAGACCTACCGGCAGCTAATTTGCTAGTTAACTACGACTTGCCCTGGACCTCGGGTGGAGCCGTTCAACGCAATGGTCGTATTATGAGAGCTTCATCTACATGGCCTTCAATTGTTATTCAAGATTTAATTATTGCCGGATCTATTGAGGAGCGCCAGTACGAGGCTCTACAGCAGAAAAACGCTTTGGCGAGCGCGGTAGTCGACGGCGAGGGTATTGATGACCAAGGTGGAATACCTATGAACGTAGGAAGCCTTAAAGAGTTCCTGTATATGGCTACTGTTTAGCCGTATTGCCCTGTACAATTGATGGATGCCTAACGCACCTAAGACCCCGACGCGTACCATACGTGTCCCTGACGACCTCTGGAAGGCCGTACAGTACAAGGCAGCCAAAGAGGGTGTAACCGTTACCTCAGTCATTATTGAGGCGCTAGAGGCCTACTTAAAAGGTCGTACTGACCAGTAACTTGACACCTGTCAGTGGGCAGGTATAAGTTTTCCTTACGTCGCTACAGGGCACAAGTGCTCTAAGCTAAACAAAGGAAAAGCATGAGTCTACTCGATATAAAATCTAATCTACGTCAGTATCTTTCACTTAAAAAAGAAGTTGAAGTATTAACAAAACGACAAGACGAATTAAAGTCTCGTCTTAAATCTACAGTTGAATCCGCCGGTGAAACCGATGATCGCGGACACGTCACACTTAAAGTTGATGACGAAATTACAGGTGAAGTAACCCTTACACAACAACGTCGCGTATCAAAAACTCTTGATATGGATATTGCAGAAACGCTACTTAAAGAACGCGGCATTTACGACAAGTGCGTAAAAATGATTCCTGTTCTTCAAGAAGACGCAATTATGTCTTGTGTTTACACAGATGAACTTTCAGAAGCCGACATTGATCGGATGTTCCCATCTAAAATTTCTTACGCATTTTTGGTTAAAGCATCAAATGACTGATGATTTAATTGAATCTACTTTTGCTGACTTGGATAGTTATTATCCAAACAGTAAACGCAAAAGAAAACCAATAGTAGCTAAACCCTTAGAAACAAAGTTAGATACATCCTGGGATGCTAACCCTGTTACTAAAACATTACCCAACGGCAGAGACCTTGAAATGTTTACTATTGGCGCTTTAGCTGCTGCTGTAGGTCGCCCAGTTGTTTCAATACGTGCTTGGATCAAACAGGGTTACATACCAGCATCTCCATACCGACTTCCAATGAAGAAGGATATAAATGGAAAAGACCACGCCGGGAGAAGGTTGTATTCAAGAGCCATGGTGGAAAAGCTAGTAGAGATACTAGATAAGGCTGGACTATTGCACACAAAGCGCATAGAATGGCCATTACACCGGCAGGTATCTTTAGATATAGCCGAGGCTTGGAGTCAAACCCGAGCAAATGAAAACACTGACAACTAACATAAAAGGATGAAAAACATATGGCAATAAACCGCACAGAGGATTACCTCCCAACGGCAGATGAGTTTGCAAAGACAGACTCAGATATCAATGCAAGACCAGTTCAAAAAGCAACTATCTCAACAGTTCAATCAGGTTGGGATGCCGCTGAAAAATCAGCAGTACCCGCAGGTGATTATCCAACCGAGTTCAAGTTTACTGACGGTGAGTATCAAATCGTTAAGTTTCTTGATCCAAACGGACCCTTCGCTGTATACAAGCAACACTTCTTGTCACAGAAAACCACTGGCAAGCGCTCTTACATTTCACTAGGAGCCAACGATCCGCTATGCGTAAAGCTTGGAAGCAAGCCTGAAGATAAGAAGGCTTTTAGCCTTGCTATTCTGACCGCTAGTGGCGTAGAACGACAGATGCTTATTGCAAGTCCACGTCTTTACAAGACACTGCACGCTGCACACTTTTCACCTACTGGCCCTTTAACAAAGAACTATTGGGCAATAAGCCGTACCGGCAAAATGCAAAGCACCGCTTACCTCCTTAATCCAGTTAAGGCTCGTGATCTTTTAGAAGATTGGGGCATTGACGTAACTGCACATGAGGCAGCACTTGAAGCACTAGTTCCTTACGAAGCTTCAGCTATTAAGTCCTCAACGTGGGAAGAACTAGAAGCCGTAGCCGATAGCCTTCTCTAAGTTAGTTCATTGCAGGTGGGGCTAGTGCTTAACGGCATTAGCCCCATCCTTTTAAGGGGTATAAAATGGATCATATAATTACAACTAAGGCAGACCTTGATGCGATGGTTGCTTACTATCTCACTCAAGACGCGTTTGCTTATGACGTCGAAACTGTAGGAGATAAACGTGGTATTCCAGCTGTTAACGAAGTACTTTGGCTTAGCTTTGCTACACACGGTCGCGGGGATGTTATTCCGATTGGCCACCCACATGGTGAGTTTGAGTCAGAAGTTTTCCCGCTTACACCTCAGGGAGAGAAACGCGTACTTGAAGGTCTTCCATTACGCGAAAGTGATTACTCTGTTGATCGCAAAAAATCTCTTAGATCTTTCGGACCGGCTCCTACGCAGCTATTCCCAGCAGAGGTCTTTGAGGCGTTAAAACCTTTATTTTTTAACAACGATATTTTAACTGTAGGCCACAACTTAGCTTTTGATTTAAGCTCTGTAGCAAAGTATTACGAAAGTAATATTCCTTCTGGCCCTTATTTTGACACCTTGATGGGGTCTTTTTTGTATGACAATAAGAATAAAAACAAGTTAGGTTTAGATGATTGTTTACTAAGAGAACTAGGCTATTCAATGCAAAAAGGCATTGGACATATGGTGGAGATCTACGGTTTTAATGACGTAGCAAAGTACGCATTTCTTGATGCTAAATACACATTTCTACTTTGGAAAGTCCTGGCTCCTAAGATTGTTGCCGCAAACGTAGAAAAAGTTATGGCACTTGAGATGGATGTACTTTATGTGCTTTGTAAAATGAAATTAACCGGGGCGCCGATTGACACTAATCAATTAAAGATTTTGTACGACAAGCTTACTGAAGAGGTTGAGGCGGCAAAGGCTGAGATTTATTCTATTGGCGGTATATTTAATATGAACTCTAATGGTGATAAGCAGTGGATTTTGTATGGCCCTAAAGAGGAAGGGTGCCGCGGTCTTCGTACTCAGGTATTAACCGGTCGAGGAGAAAAGAAAATAATTGCACAGGGTGAGCAGTCATTAACTTACAAAGATTACTCTGTATCAGCCGAGGCTTTAGAAGAGTTTAGAGGTAAGGACGAGCTTGTTGACGCTTTACTTAAATACTCTGAACTTAATAAACTTCTTAGCACATACGTAACTCCTTACATAGGTGGAGAGGTTGTAAAGACTGTTAACGGCAAGTCTAAGGTTGAAGACAAAGAGAGCTTGCTAGTAAACGGTAGGATTTACGGTGACTTCATTCAGTGGGGCGCTGAGACTGGTCGGTTTTCCAGTCGAAATCCTAACCTTCAAAACGTACCGGCTCCACACACTGAGCATGGTCGAGCCATTCGTAATTTATTTATAGCGCCAGAGGGTTTCAAGTTAGTAGTAGCTGACTACTCACAGATTGAGCCGCGAGTAATTGCCTCCATGTCACAAGATGAGATCATGATAGACAACTATATGAAGGGTGAGGACATATACACAACGGTTGGAAACACTATGGGTGTAGACCGTAAAGCTGGCAAGGTCCTGGTTCTTTCTATTGCCTACGGTGTAGGTCCAGACAAGATTGCTAAATCAATTGGGTGCTCAGCCAAAGAAGCTAAAAAATTATTAAATGATTTTTCTGAGAAGTTTTCAGCCATCAGCGACTACAAAAGCAAGGTTGTTGGGGTTGCCCGTAATTTAGGCTATGTCACAACCATTCTTAATCGTCGACGTTACTTGCCGGATATTACATCTAAAAACATAGGGTTTAGGGCCAGCGCTGAGCGTCAAGCCTTTAACACAAGAATCCAAGGGTCGGCAGCAGATATCATTAAACTTGCTATGATACGCGCCCAAGACTTTATCCCAAAGGAGGCAAGCTTGATACTCACAGTACACGATGAGCTTGTAACTTTGACTCCAGATCACTTGGTTAAAGAGACTGAGGCTGCTATTAAAGAGGCTATGGAGGGCATCAACTTGCTTTCTATACCCTTACTAGCTGATATGGCAACTGTTCAAAAATGGGGAGATGCCAAGTGAACTGGCTTCGCCGGCTTTTTGGAAGAGAAGAGTATGTTGTACACAGGCTAGAAATCCCGGTTAGCACTATAGTACGGTGGTATATGTATGACACAGATTTTGCTGATCAAAATGAATTAGCAGAATTGATTGGCCTTAGCAAGGTTAGTCAAGAGGGTGATGTAAAAGAGCAAGAGGACAGTGACAACAGATTAGAGGCTATAGAACAATACATTCCATTTTTAAAACAAATGGCAGAAATTAGCGCAAACTTAATTACAACTATACATACAAAAGAACTAGAAGACTCAGGTCTTTTAGCTGATTCAATTGATGATAGGCAGATAGAGATGATGCAGGATCTTTTTAAGACAATTGCATTGTCAACTTTAGTTGGAACTTTTTCAGTGGGAACGCATTTACAAATTATTAACCCAACCTCAGCACCGACGGGGTTCATACAAATGGAGGATAATCATGAGTAGTAATTGGTGGGCACAGAAGCTTGGAACACAACCTCAACAGACAGGGACGCCCGCGCCGGCGTATGTAGCACCACAGCCAGCGCAGTATGCAACACCTCAACAACCTACTTATCCACCTTCACAACAGACGCAGCCGTCTGCTCCACGTTGCCCAGGTTGCGGTAGCGGTAATTACGGAGGAACAGCAGAGAGCAGGGCTCGTTGTTACGATTGCGGCTACCCAATTCAACAATCAGGTAGTGGCGCAGGCACCGGTATTATTGGCCAAGGCGGACAAACTTCAGGACCTCCAACACCTGCTACACAAGTACCAACTGGTGGCTTTAACCCAACAACAATTATTGGACACATTTAATGAACAAAGAGGCAATGGCAGTTGTTAACAAAATTAATAAAGATCTTGGTGCCGGAACTATTGTTTTAGGTTCTGACATTATTGCCTCACCACCTCGTTTTACTTCCGGCTCATTATCAATTGATGTGGCACTTGGTGGCGGCTGGCCCCCTAATCAGTGGCATGAGATTATTGGTGAAGCAAGTAATGGTAAGACGGCCTTAGCTTTAAAAACTGTTGCCGCTAATCAAAAACGAGATCCAGAGTTTACTACTGTATGGGTTGCTGCTGAAGAGTGGGTAGTTGGTTACGCAGAATTGTGTGGCGTGGACTCCTCTAGAGTCTATGTTGTTTCAACAAATATTATGGAGGAAGCTTATGGGGCAGTTATTAAATTTGCAGAAAGCAAAGCAATCGATTGTATTGTTCTTGATTCTTTACCTGCCTTGGTCCCTTCAGCAGAAGACGATAAAGAAATGGATGAATCCACGGTAGGCAGGGGCGCACTTTTAACTAATAAGTTCTTCCGTAAAGTTGGCAAAGCTTCCAAGAGATCCCTTGTTTCCCCAGAGCGCCCTTTTATAGGTATTGTAATTAACCAGTACCGTATGAAGATTGGCGTTATGTACGGGGATCCTAGAACTACCCCAGGTGGCCTAGGCAAAGACTACGCGTTCTTTACTCGCACCGAAGTACGGCGCGATGAGTGGATTGAATCCGGCACAGGCCAAGAAAAACGTCGTGTTGGGCAGTCTATTAAAGCCCGTATTATTAAAAATAAATCAGCAGCCCCTTCCCAAGTGGCTACAGTTGACTTTTACTTTTCAGAAGGAGAGACCGTTCCAGCCGGAGAGTTTGATTTTGCTAAAGAAGTAATTGCCATGGGAATTATTAATAAGGTGATTACCAGAGCAGGTGCCTACTACCGTTACGCGGGTCGCCAATGGCAGGGTAGTGATGCTATGCTTAGCTCAATACGGGAAGAGATTGACCTGAAAGAAACCCTTGAGCGGGACGTACTAGATTCGATTAAAGCCGGATCTAAATTCGTAGCCGAAGACTCCGATGAGGAGTGAAGGACAAAAACAGTCTAAGAAGCATGAGGACCGATTAGCTAAAGCAATCGGCGGGCAGCGATCAGCTGCAAGCGGTGCGTTTTGGAGTCGGAAAGGTGATGTGCGTTCCACTGATTTGTTAATAGAACATAAGTGGACTGGCAAAGCCTCCTTTACCGTCAAAGCAGCGGTTTTGGAAAAGATTGTTAAAGAAGCAATTCTTGACAGTCGGACTCCCGTCCTCGGAATAAGTTTGAATAACGAAAATTACGTTATCTTAACTGAAGATGATTTTCTAGAATTGCGCCAAACTCTTCAGGAGCATACTTGTACGACAGCGCAGGACCAGAGCCATGGCGATACAAAGCCAAGTGCCGAGGCATGGATACAGAACTCTGGTTCCCACCAAGAGACAAAGCTAAATACAGAGTTATAGCTGAGGTCTCTAAAGCCGTTTGCTACGGCAAAGATGGATTACCAGAATGCCCAGTTCGTAAACAATGTTTGTTGTACTCAGACAAGATGGATGAACAACACGGTATTTGGGGCGGCATGTCTCACCGCGAACGCAACGCATTAAAACGCAAAGCTAAGAAAGCCGGTTTAACATTTAAGGAGTGGGTAGATACCCGTAAATCGTGATAGATTACCGCTATGAGTGCATACAAACCTACGGGATCATTAAAGAATTTTATTGCAGCTGGCAAGATTCCAAGTAGGGTACTTGCATCAGTTGAACGACACGTACTAGCTAGCCCACGTGATGAGTCCCGTAGAACAAATGTTCTACACCCCTCAGAAATGGCTGGATCAGATTGGTGTTACAGAGCTTCTTATTTTCATTTATTAGGTCAAGTGCCTAATCCACGTAGCTATTCATTTAAACTTTTATCTGTATTTGAAGAGGGCCACGCTATTCATGCTAAATGGCAAAATTGGTTTAAAGAAATGGATAAACTGTACGGACAGTGGCATTGCACCGATTGTAAAGATACTTTTTGGGGCGTACCTTCTGATCATAAAATTGATCCAAAGTTTTTGCGTTATAACGAGGTGCCTTTAGATTACAAACCGTTACGCATCTCAGGTCATTCAGATGGTTGGCTAAAAGGGTTTGGCAATCCACTAATGCTTGAGATTAAATCTGTGGGTGCGGGAACGCTTAGGTATGAGATACCAGAAATACTTAAAGAGAACAACAATGATGTAGAAAAGACTTGGAAGTCCATCAAAGAACCTTTTATGAAGCATATTACTCAGGTTCAGATTTATATGAAGCTAGCTGAGTTATTGGGGTATGAGGACGTGCCGCAAGAAGCTGTACTTATTTATGAATCAAAGGCAAATCAAGAAGCTAAAGAGTTTGTTATACCCAAAAGTGATTTTGGTATTACCCAGTTATTTGATGCGGCAAAGATGATCAATGAAGCTGTTGACTCCAATACGGCACCAGCATGTAATATAGGGGCAACGGGATGCGCCAAGTGCAAGGGGTATGAAGATGAGTCCAATTGAACTACAACTAGCAGAGGCTAGCAAAAGAGCTATTAGTAAGTTAAAGGGTCAAGGTCTGTCATTAAACGAGGGCTACAGTTATGATCCCCCCTCACTTCCAGAAGATGTTACATCTGTGGGGGATGAGAACTTAATGGATTTGTACGCTAAGTACGTAGCTTACTTGGAGTTTATTAATTTACAGGTGTGGTGTGCCCACACGGATAAAGCCGAAGCCGAAAAAGAAATGATTATAGAGAAGGCTAGAAAAAAACTGACCATGAAGGCTGGCGGTAAAGCAGTAGCCATCATAGATGCTGAGATTGAAGTAGACGAGGTCTACCGAGATAAGGCCGATAAGTATCAAGAGCTTTCTAATTACCACAGCTTGATCCAAATGATGTCGGAAAAGTTATCTAAAGACATATCTTTTATCAACCGTGAGATTACCCGACGAGTAAACCTTAACAAAGCCGTCGGCAGGGCCCCTTGGCTCACGCCGTGAAAGTATTTTACGATGGATCTATTGACAGTGACAAGCCTGTATACCTTGGCATAGACCAGTCCTATAGTGGATTCGCTATAACCGCTTTACAAGATAACGCATTTTATTGCGAGGTCTACAAATCTGAGCAGGGTGGAATAGACCGGCTTAAAGACATACAGGTTCACGTAATGAACTGGCTATATCAGTTCAACAACATTGCTGACGTGGCCATGGAAGGCTACGCCTTTGGATCGCAGATGGCTAATATGTTGGGTGAGCTTGGCGGTATGGTAAAGCTAACTTTGCTTGATTTTGGTATTTACCCTTTAATTGTGCCGCCAACTAGCCTCAAGAAGTACGTTACCGGCAAGGGCCAGGGCGTACCAAAGAGTCAAATGCTTTTACAAATATACAAGCGGTGGCAGGTAGAGTTTTCTGACGACAACGCCGCCGATTCCTACGCCTTAGCTCGCCTAGTCTCAGGCCAGCACGTGTTCGCGTACGAAAAAGAGGTGTACGATAAGCTACAGGATCCAAAGTTTCGGGAGAAGTAATGCCTAAATACGATTTTAAATGCGATACCTG